CTCGTCACTTGTGATCGAAGGCTATGCCTCTCTCTGGGGCGTGGCCGATCTGAACCGGGATGTGACGGTGAGGGGCTGTTTCGAGCAGAGCCTGGTCGGGCGTGGTCCCGCCGGCGTGCAGATGCTGCACCAGCATGAGGACGCGCCCGTCGGGGTCTGGGACGAGATTTATGAGGACGAACGCGGGCTGTTCGTGCGCGGGCAGGTCATGGACTGGTCGGCCGGGGCACGGTTCTGTCAGGCCCTGGTCAGGGCCGGGGCACTGGATGGCTTGTCGATCGGGTTTCGGCCCGTGGCAGCGCGCAGGGATGGGCCGCTGAGGGTGCTGACAGCGGTGGACCTGTGGGAGGTGTCGCTGGTGACGTTTCCGATGCTGCCGGGCGCGCGGCTGGTCTGCGCCTAACCCATCTGTCGGGCCTGGCGCGCGGCCAGGGCCTGATGGATGAGGGCGAGCGACCTGGGCCGTGTCAGCCCCCGGGCCAGCCAGAAGGCCCCGATGCAGAAGATGAAGACAGGGGTGTCCGAGAGGATGCCGATGACGATGGCCAGGGTCATCAGGCCGACCCAGATGCCGATCTTGAGGGTGGTCTTGTCGAGGGCCGCGCCGGCTTCCGATTCGACGACGAGCGGCGTCTGTGACGGCGTAACGGGTGCGGCGCTGGATTGTATCAAGACCGGCGGTGGGGCCGAGACCGGGACCGAGGTTTTCTGCGGCGGTGCCTTCACGACATCGGCGCGCGCCTGGGAGCGATCGCGCCGGCGATAGAGGGCCGGGTCGATCGGTCGCGAGCGGTCGGCGGCATCGAGATAGAAGAGCTGGTCAAAGCCGATGTTCTGGAAATCCAGGCCGGAGATGTCCTGGCCATAGGCATCGGCGATCAGGCCGACGAGGCGACCGCGCCGAAGCTGGAACTGAAAGGACATGGGCTGGGCCAGGCCGCTGACGACGGCATGGACGGACCCGAACAGGCCGCTCTGGCCCCGCCCCCGACCGGAGGCTGACTGTGCCAGGCCGGTACGCCGGACGAAGCCGGACATGCCGCGATGGACGCGACCGGGCGTGGCCTCATCGGCGAGACCCTCAAGCTGAGGGAAGGCCGGGGCAAGTTCCCAGGCGAGCGCCTGGATGGCGGCGCGCTCTAGCCGCGAAAAGGGAATGATCGGGTCGGAACGGCGCGGCAAGGCGATCTCCATCCGGGGGCGCAGGACTTTGGGTCGCATCGCGCGACCCCTCATCCGCCCCGCTTTGCGGGGTCCACCTTCTCCCGCAAGGGCGGAAGGATCAACCAGGGAAGACCATGAAAGAGACCAAACAGAGCCTCGCCTCACCCGAGGCGCGGGCGGCGATGCATGAGCTGATGGGCGCGTTCGAGGCATTCAAGGCGGCCAACGACGAGCGGCTGGAGGCGATTGAACGCAAGGCCGGAGACGGTCTGCTGGAGGAAAAGGTGGCGCGTATCGACCAGGCGGTTGGGGCGGCGCAGGACCGGCTGGAGAGGCTGTCGGCGGAGGCGCGGCGGCCCCTTATCGCCGGTGCGGCGGAGAGAGTCCCCTCCACCCCTTCGGGGTCCCCCTCCCCAATGCATGGGGAGGAGACGAAAGCGGCGTTCGCCGGATATCTGCGGCACGGCGCGACAGCGGGGCTGATCGAGGTCAAGGCCGGGCTGTCGACCGGAGCGTCGTCGGGTGGCTATGTCGTGCCCGAACAGGTCGAGCGGCTGATCGAGCGGCGGCTGATGGCGGCGTCTCCGATGCGCGAGATCGCCACGGTCAGGACGGTGGCCGGCGGCGTCTTCAAGAAGCCGGTGTCGATCAGCGGCATCGAAAGCGGCTGGGTCGCCCAGACGGCGGCGCGGCCCGAGACGGACCCGGCGAGCCTGGCCCTGCTGGAGTTTCCGTCGGCGGATCTCTATGCCAGCCCGGCCGCGACCCAGACCCTGCTGGACGATGCCATGGTCGATCTGGACGCCTGGCTGGCCGAGGAGGTCGAGGATGCTTTCGCCGCCCAGGAGACGGCGGCCTTCGTCGCCGGCACCGGTACGAACCAGCCCAAGGGCTTCCTGTCCTATCCGGTCGAGGCCGATGCCTCGGCGCAATGGGGCGAGATCGGCTATGTCGCGGCGGGCGCGGCCGGGGCCTTCGACAGCGAGGACCCGGTGGATCGATTGATCGACCTGATCTATGCGCCGGCGTCGCAATACCGGGCCAATGCGCGGTTCGTGATGAACCGGCGCACTGCGGGCCTGATTCGCAAGTTCAAGGATGCCGACGGCAACTACATCTGGAGCCCGGCGACCCAGCCGGGGGCGACCAGTTCGCTGCTCGGCTATCCGGTGACGGAAATCGAACAGATGCCGGACGTCAGTGCGGACAGCTTGTCCATCGCGTTCGGGGACTTCCGGCGCGGCTATCTGATCGTGGATCGGGCCGGGGTCAGGGTGTTGCGCGATCCCTATACGGCCAAGCCCTATGTGCTGTTCTACACGACCAAGCGGGTCGGCGGCGGGGTGCAGAACTTTGACGCCATCAAGGTGATGAAGTTCGCCGCCTCGTAGAGGCGGCGAGTGATGAGTAGCGGGTCGTGAGTGGTGAGGGGCGGGTGGCACAGTTGGTGTTGCTCGCCTCTTGTCCCTCGCTCCTCCCCCTTTCGAGCATAGCGAGATCCCATGAGCGAACCGGTGAGCCTCACCGAGGCGAAGCTGTTCCTGCGCGTCAGCCATGACGCTGAGGACGATCTGATCGAAACCCTGATCGCGGCGGCCCGGCAGCGGGTGGAGGCCGCGACCGGCGACATGATCGACGAGGCGGCTCCGGCGGCCTTGCGGCTGGTGGTGCTGAAGCTGGTCCATGCCGCCTATGAGGGCGAGACGGATGCTGAGACGGAAGCCTGGCTGAAGCCCTATCGCCCGGTGCGACTGTGAGGCCGTATCGAACCCTGGCCCAGGTGTTTTCCCGGTCTGAAGCCGAGACGGATTTCGGCGGGTTGACGGTGACCTGGACGCCGCTGGGCGAGCTTTGGCTGAGCCTGGCATCCCCGCAAAGATACGAGGACGGAACCGGCGATGCCCGGCCGGTCGTGAGCGAGAAAGTCCTTGCGGGATCGGGGTCGGACCCCCGCGTCCAGCCGGGGCAAAGGGTGGATGTCGGGGGTGTCGCCTGGCGGCTCGTCCACGTCGATCGGGACGCGCCGAAGATGGGTCACATGACATTGACCCTGACCCGAGAGCTCTGATGCCGCTGGACCCCGAACGCGCCCTGCAGAAGGCGCTGATCACCCACCTTCGCGCCGACGCCGGCCTGACCGCGCTGTTGACGCATCCGACCGCCATCCACGATCAGCCGCCGGAGGACGTCGGCTGGCCGCACCTGTTGATCGGGCGCAGCGAGAGCCGGCCGGTGCCGGCGGACGGTGCCGCGACGGAACATATCCTGACGCTGACGGTGCGGTCGCGCTTCGGCGGGACCGAGGAGGCCAAGGCCGTCAATGCGGCCCTGCGGGTCGCCCTGAGCGAGCCGGGCCTGAGCCTGGAAGGCGGGCGCATCGTGAGCCTGAGGGTGACCTATCAGGATGTGTTCCGGGCGGCAGACTGGAACACCACGCTCGGCGTCAGCCGGGTGCGGGTCGTCACAGACGAGGATTGAGGAGCATTCCATGGGCGCGCAGCGCGGCAAGGACATTCTGTTGAAGATCGACGACGGCGAGGACCCGCCGGGATTCGTCACGGTGGCGGGGCTGAGGGCGCGGACCATCGCGCTGAATGCGCGCCCGGTGGATGTGACCGATGCGGACTCGGCCGGACGCTGGCGCGAGTTGTTGGCCGGAGCCGGGGTGAAGGCCTGTTCGGTCGCCGGCCAGGGCGTGTTTCGCGACGCGGCGTCGGATGCGCGGGTGCGCGAGGCCTTTTTTGCGCAGTCGGCGCGGACCTGGCGGCTGATCGTGCCGGACTTCGGGATGATCGAAGGGCCGTTCCTGGTGGCCGGGCTGGAATATGCCGGGGATCATGCCGGGGAGGCGACCTTTGCGCTGAGCCTGGCGAGTGCCGGCGAGCTGACGTTCGAGGCGCTGTGATGAACCCGGTGCGCGGTGATGCAGAGGTCGTGATCGGTGACGAGCCGGTGCGGCTGTGCCTGACGCTGGGGGCGCTGGCCGAGATCGAGGCGGCGCTGGAAGCGACCGGGTTTCAGGCCCTGGCGGATCGGCTGCGGGCTCTGACAGCTGCGGATCTGGTGGCGGTGCTGGCGGCGCTGATCCGGGGCGGTGGGGCCGAGGCGGCAATGGCCCGGCGACTGGCGGAGATGACAGAGCCGCGTGCTGCCGCCGAGGCGGTGGCACGGGCGTTCGAAGCGGCGGCAGGATGAGCTGGGACGCGATGCTGAGGTTGGCCGTTCGGCTGGGTGTGATGCCGGAGGCCTTCTGGCGGTTGTCGCTGAGGGAATGGCGGATGCTGACCGGTGCCGGAGACGCTGCGGGTATGTCGCGGGCGGATTTGGATCGTTTGACGGAGCGGTGGCCGGATCGGGAGGTGAGGGATGGACGGCCTGGATGATGTGCCCGTCAAGGCCGCCGAGGCGGCCGAGGCACTGG